GGAATTCACAAGCAGGGGTTTGTTAATATGGCGGAATGGCCTGCCGAATAACCCAAAGCACAAGGCATCAAGAATAGTTGATTTTCCAGAGCCATTCTCACCAACAATTAAAGTTGTTGGGTTTCTGTCTAGTTGAATTTCTGTGAAGTTGTTGCCGGTACTTAGTAGATTCTTCCATCTCACATATTTAAAGTTAATCAATTAGAGGTCCAAATCCTGAGCTTCATTGTATATCGTTTTCATGGTGTTCTTGAGTCGCCCCTTGTCCAGCGTAAGAGGTAGTTCATCAATATATCTATCAAGAAGAGTTATAGTATCTTCCGTATTCTCCACAATATCATCAGATACATTACTAGCATCTAGATCAGAGAAATCTTCAATTATCTTAACATCAAACGCATCAGCCTTGAATAGATTATCAACAAACATATCAAATTTGTATAAATCCTTTTTATTCACCACAATCAATTTCACATATTTATCCTTGAATGATGACATATCAAAATCTTCATCAAACGACGGCAGCGTATCATCATAATAAATCTTTTTGAATATTGAATAAGGATTAATAATCCTTTCAAGCTCTCTTGTCTCTGTATCAAAAATATGAAACCCTCTTGGATCATTCCAATCATTCCAAGTAATTTCATATGGTGTGCCAAGATAGAATATTTGTCCATCATCTGATTTGTGATGAAAATGTCCACTGAAAACCGTATCAAATCTACTGAACAATTCTTTTTTAAAATCTCCATCAATACTAGAAAATCCCTTATACATTTCAAATCCAGTGATTTCTAGATGACCCATGAGAATCTGCGCTGAAGATGTCTTCAGTGCTTCCATAGATTCGTCATAGTTCCCCGAATTGATCCAAGGAATAAATTGAATAGGAACACCATCAAATACCACTACTGTCGGCCTGTCATAAACAGTAACATTATCATAACTGTCTAGAATTAAATTTAAAGTATTTACTTCGCTGGTGTTTTTAAAATAAGTTGTGTGATTGCCTACGAGAGTGTGTAGATTGATATTATATTCTTTCAACTTATCAAACCACATCTGCTTGGTTTTTTTCAAAATATTTAGATTAACATACTTTCTTCTATCAAAAGTATCTCCTAGATCAACAACATTTGTGATGTTGTTTTTTAATATATAAGGAAACCAGATTTCAGTATAGAACTTTTCAAAATAATCCGAGAAAAGTAAGCTATCATTTCTAGCACCGAAATGTTGATCAGTTATAAGAGCTAACTTCATTTTTTATCCATAAATTCTTCTAGGCCATTCTTCTTTTTAGATGGAACTTTCTTCGGTTTATATACATCTTCATCAGGCAATAGTTGATCTGGATTAAATCCCCCTACAATATAAGATGTATCATCACCATCCATCGTGTTATAACTTTCATAACTTCTACTTTCAATCATCTTATTTCTTATATGAGTTTGTTTCTTTTCTTTTTGAATTCGTCTTATAAACGCATAATAAATTATTTGCGTAAAATAAGCAAATGGGTTACTTGATTTTTCTGAATTAAAGTTTGATACATATTGTAAACAATTTTCAATACCATCAGAAATCATATCATCTCTATATGTGTAATTAATAAAATTGGGACGATAAGAAAGATGTGTTGCAATCTTTAAAAAACACTCTCCAATATAATTAGATACAGATGGTTGTTCTTCTTCATTATCCAGAGCTACTTTACAATCTTCTTTAAACTCGACCATGGCCTTGAGAAATTCTTTATTGTCAACGTAATGTACGCCCTTTGTCTTTTTTGATTTTCTAATAACCATAATAACTCCTTAAACAATTTATTATTAATACATCATATATTATAATACCTATAAAGTCAAGGTACAAAAGGGAATTGACAACGCAAAAAAAGTGTGTATACTAGCCTATGTAGTTAGTTAATGAATAGTATTAGATGATTCAAGTTCCTCTAATAATTCATCATATACATCTTCATCTACAATATTATCTAATTCTAATCTTTTTTCTGGCTCGTCTAACTGATTAATTTCTTTCATGACATGTTCATAATATCTAGACAAGCCAGGTGATGCATTAGCTATCAACAGAACATGGTCACTCTTTATTGAAAATTTAGATTGTTCTGTGTACGGCCCAATCCAACGACTAAGATTTAAAGAATCGACGGGGCCTTCTTTTGTTATTACTGAATGAACCTCCATTTTAAGAGGGGAATTAATTTTATATTCACCATTATCAATTTTGTCACCTAATTGACAAATAAGATTTTCACCATTTGTTAATTTAATAATTTTATACACCATAGTTGTGTTCATCTTAAACTGACCCTACTTATTTCATATGCAAATTGTTGTTCATTATAGATATTTATTCGTTCTGTAAAGTGTGTTAATGTAAAATTCCTTCTTTCATTATAACTTATATCATCAGCTATATCAAAAACTAGAATGGAATTTTTATTTTCGCTAATACGCAGGCCTCGTCCGATAGATTGTAGCACCCTAATTTTAGACTTGGATGGTGAAGCGAACACGATGTTGTTAATGTTCCTAATATTGATACCAGTAGAAAAAGTGCCGTAACTTGCAATGATAATTGAATCTTTCTCATTTTCTACTATACTCCGAATATTTTCTCTTGTTTTTGTATCTGTTCCACCATAAACAAAAAATACTTTACGATCCTTTATTACATTATTTGCTTGTTCATATAATACTTTTCCATGTTTTTCTACAAGTTGAAATAAACATAATGTATTGCCAGGAATATTACGACACAAATCAATAATGAATTTATTCCTAACGTCATTCGTAACTAAATATTCAAGTTCTTCAACATAGGTCATTTTTTCTCTTATATTTGGATGTACCAATACTATGCATTTAATTTTTAAATCAGCTAAGGCTTTTTTGTCCATTAACTCCTTTGTTGTTGTTACATTTTCAACTGCACCAAATAGTCCCTCTAACACAAGTCGATGCGTCTGAGTGCCGTCCAGTGTCCCTGTAAGCCCGAACCTGTACTTACATTGATGTAACCTAGTCATTATGCCTGTAAGAGACTTTGCCTTAAATAAGTGGGCTTCATCTCCAATCACACAACCAAACTGTTCAAAATATTTCTTTGGCAATTTATAGATAGACTGCCATGTTGATATCACAACATCCTTAGTTACTTTTTTATCATGACCTTGGTATATTTTTTGGCAGTATGTGCCAGAGCTCCAACCATAATCTTCAAAGTCGGAATACATCTGTTCAACTAAAGATGTTGTAGGAACCAAGATTAGAGTCTTGAGTCCCATCATATGATAATAACGAACTAGTGCATATATTATTAAAGACTTACCAGAAGCAGTAGGAGAAACAATAAGGCAACGGTTTCTGGACAATGCAAGGCGAACAGCTTCAATTTGGTAATCCCGAATTTCAAGTGACTTACCTTTGGACTTTGGTTTGAGACTTGTAATAAAACCTCCAACAACCTGACGTAAAACATTCCGCTCATCTTCTACTCCTTCAGCGATAGTATATTTAATGTTATTATTTTTACAATAGTCTTTTACATATGATAACAGGCCGCAATATATTTCGCCGGTGGCGGGAGAATATAAACGTATTTTTCCATCCCAAATTCTATTACGGTATGCTGGCATGAACTTAAAGCCTGGTACTTCAAAAGTAAAGAAGTCAGACAGCTCAGCGCTTTCACTGGAAGATATGTTAGTAATTTGTAAGTATACTTCATTTTTTTTAGATACGAGCATTTTGTAAAGTGCCAGACTCTCCGTAGTCGCCCCTTAATATAATGTTCCATGATATGCTTATACGCTCTTCTTTTGTAGTAGGAACCCAATGTTGCAACCAAGAAGGAAAAATATATCCGAAACCCTTTGTAGAATTAAATTGCATCATAGAAGAATTCATTCTGTTTATATTATTCCTTGGTTGTAAAACATTTGCTTGTGGTCTAGGATCAAAAAATTGTATATTAGAAGTATTTTGTCCCGACTCTAG